ATCAAGCAGCATCTGGAATTCAGTTTGGTGCAGCAGGTAATCAACTGGTAACTCTTGCTGGTGGTTTAAACTACGATGGAACCGCAGATCTTGATGCAACTGGATCACTTGCTGCAAGCACTGGTGATCTTGCCGCTGGTTACGACCTCTTCCTGAACAATGATGATTATGATATCAACTTTGTTTTAATGGGTGGTGCAGGTTATGAAAGAACTTCTGCACAAGCACTTGCAAGTAAGGTAATCAACATTGCCGATACTAGAAAGGATTGTGTTGCATTCGTTTCACCTTGCAGATCTGAACTTCTCACTACAAGTGGTAGTGGTTATACCGTTAAGAGTGCTGCTGACATCACTCAAAACGTTCTAGATTTCTACGCTCCTATTCCTTCATCTTCGTATGGAATATTGGATAGTGGATACAAATACATGTATGACAGATTTGCGGATACTTTCCGTTATGTCCCACTGAATGGTGACATTGCTGGCATGTGTGCTAGAAATGATGCAACTAACTTCCCATGGTTCTCACCTGCTGGAACTGCAAGAGGTGCTGTTCTCAATGCTGTAAAACTTGCTTACAACCCAAGTCAAACACAGAGAGATAGACTCTATAGTGCAAGAATTAACCCAGTAATCTTTACACCTGGTGGTGGTATCACACTATTTGGTGATAAGACTGCACTTAACAAATCATCGGCGTTTGATAGAATCAACGTTCGTAGATTGTTCATCTATCTTGAAGAAGCAATCAAGGGTGCGGCAAGAGACGTAATGTTCGAATTTAACGATCCTCTTACAAGAAGTTCTTTTGTTAATGCTGTTGAACCTTTCCTCAGAGATGTTCAAGCAAAGCGTGGTATTCAAGAGTTTAGACTCATTTGCGATGAATCTAACAACACTGCAGCAGTTATTGATTCTAATGAATTTGTTGCAGACATCTTTATTAAACCATCACGCTCCATCAACTTTGTTGGACTGACGTTTGTTGCCACCAGAACTGGTGTCTCATTCGCAGAAGTGGTTGGAAACGTTTAATTCTACTAATTCTCAAGAGGTACTCTTAACGAGGTAATAAAAAATGGCATTCAGAACAATTTCCCAATTTAAAGGACAATTAGCGGGAGGTGGAGTCAGACCTAATCTGTTTGAAGTTGAATTAAACTTTCCAAATGGTGCGGGTCAAACGCTCGGTTTCATGAGTAATGAAGCAACTCCTTCTGCTGAAAATGCATCCATTGACAATACTACCAGTATTGCAAGTAAAGTTCCTTTCATGGTAAAGGCAGCAAATTTACCTGCTTCCAATATCACTCCAGTTGAGGTTCCTTTCCGTGGAAGGATCCTTAAGGTTGCTGGCGAAAGAACTTTCGATACTTGGACAGTTACTGTTCTCAATGATGCTGATTTCCAAATCAGAACATCTGTTGAACAATGGATGAACGGTATCAGTAGACTAACAAACGGATCTGGTGAAGTTGATCCATCAATGTATACTGCAGATGCTCTAGTTAAGCAACTTGATAGAAATGGTGATACTTTGAGACTTTACAATTTTGTTGGATTATTCCCAACAAATATCTCAGAGATCGCACTCTCAATGGATACCACAGATACTATTGAAGAGTTCACCGTTGAATTCCAAGTTCTTTACTGGACTGTTGGTTCTGGTGATGATTCATCAGCATACCCAGCAGTGAACTGATAAATAGTTAAAATAACTCAGTAAAATTATAAAATGGCAAAACTCTTTGGATTTTCTATTGAGCCTAGTGAATCAAAATCAAAATCAGTATTATCCCCCGTTCCCCCTAATAATGGGGACGGGGTTGATAATTTTATTGCTAGTGGATTTTATGGGTCGTATGTCGATATTGAAGGTGCATATAGAAACGAACACGAATTATTAAAAAGATATAGAGAAATGTCAATCCACCCAGAGGTGGATAATGCTGTAGAAGACGTTGTCAATGAAGCAATTGTTAGTGATCTCTACGATTCACCTGTAGAGGTTGAACTTTCTAATGTTAGTGCGAGTGATAAACTAAAAGATATTATTAGAAAAGAATTTAGATATATCAAAGAACTATTAGATTTTGATAAAAAATCACACGAAATTTTTAGAAATTGGTATGTTGATGGACGTTTATATTACCATAAAGTAATAGATATTAAAAAACCAGAAGAAGGGATTAAAGAACTGAGGTATATTGATCCCTCAAAAATGAAGTTTGTTCGTCAAGAAAAGAAACTGAGTAAAGGTGCCGAAGGAATTGATCTTTCTAGAACTTCAGAAACAAGTAAGGTTCTATATCCAGAAATAGAAGAATACTTTGTATATTCACCAAAACCAAACTTTCCGATTGGAATGGTATCTGGTGCAGGTGGGCAGAAAGGTATCAAAATGGCGAAAGATACAGTTACCTATGTCACTTCTGGATTAGTTGATAGGAATAAAGGTTCCGTTCTTTCATATCTCCATAAAGCAATCAAGGCACTCAACCAACTCAGAATGATTGAGGATTCCTTGGTTATCTACAGACTATCAAGAGCACCAGAACGTAGAATCTTCTACATTGATGTTGGTAATCTACCAAAAGTGAAAGCAGAACAATATCTTCGTGATGTTATGAACCGCTATAGAAATAAGCAGGTTTATAATGCACAAACTGGTGAGATCAGAGATGATCGTAAATTTATGTCTATGATGGAAGACTTCTGGTTACCTAGAAGAGAGGGTGGTCGTGGAACTGAAATCACAACTCTTCCTGGTGGACAAAATTTGGGAGAACTTGCTGATATTGAGTATTTCCAAAAGAAACTTTATAGAGCACTTGGGGTTCCAGAATCTAGAATTGCTTCTGATGGTGGATTTAATCTTGGTCGTTCTTCAGAAATTCTTAGAGATGAACTCAAATTCACGAAATTTGTTGGTAGATTGAGAAAAAGATTTGCTAACTTGTTTAGCGATATGCTGAAAACTCAATTAATCTTAAAAAATATTATTACACCAGAAGATTGGGAAAAGATTTCTGATCATATTCAATACGACTTCTTATACGATAACCAGTTTGCAGAACTAAAAGACAGTGAACTGATGAATGAGCGTCTAGGAACTCTTGCATCGATTGAACCATATATTGGTAAATATTATTCTGTTGATTATGTTCGCCGTAAGATTTTACGTCAAACGGATACAGAAATTAGAGAGATTGATGAGCAGATTGAAAAGGAAATTGCTGATGGTGTTATTCCTGACCCAGATGCAGTAGATCCGATCACTGGAGAACCACTACCTGGTGGTGATGATTTGGGTGATATTCCAATGGAACCTGATTTAGAAGGTGATGGTGCAATCACCGATGCAAACCTTCAAAAAGATACTAAAACGGCAGAGATATAAATAAAAAATATACCTATACGATTAATTTCATGGAAGATGTTATCGATTTGATTGCTACTGATGCTTCGGCATCAGATATTAGCGACAAAATTAAGGATGTTTTGTTTAATAAAGCAGCAGGAGGCGTTGAAAATTTGCGTCCAGAAGTTGCCCTTTCTATGTTTAATCCTGAAACAGAAGCCGAATCGGAGGAGTGATGGCAAGAACTTTATGTAAAGGTGCAGAGGCAGCTCTGCCTACAACAACTGGTGCCGCAGTCAGTTTTTCTGAGGCAACTGTTGTTCGCCTAGTTAATAGTCACAGTAGCGCACATCTTGTTACCGTTGTAGCAACAAGAAGTGGTGATGTTATTGGTTCTTTTACAATGCCATCAGGATCTGTAGAATATCTCGAAAAAAATCCAACCCAGTGTATTTTTGCTGCAAATGCTGGTGTATTGGGTGCAAAAGTAGGATTTACCGCATAAGAAGATGAAACTAATCACAGAAGAAATTTCAAAAGTAGAATTTATTACCGAAAAAGTTGGTAAGTGTAAGAAATGTTTTATTGAAGGAACTTTCCTTCAAGGTGGTATCAAAAACCGTAATGGTAGGATGTATCCAACTGAAACACTTGCCCGTGAAGTTGGTAGATATAATGAGAATTTTGTAACTACGGGACGTGCTCTTGGTGAATTGGGTCATCCCGATGGACCTACCGTCAACCTTGATCGCGT